TTAGACAAATGACCAACGACCAAATTGATGATTCCATAGTTCCAGAAGTTTTTAATAGATGGGGATCCTATACAAAAGGAACTGCAACACATGATGATTGGAAAAGTCATATAAGACCTTTAGCTGGTACTTCTAATACATCTGGTTATGATTTATGTGGAACTGTTGGTGAAAGATATAGAAGCCCAGATGTTGTAGGCGATCATCCAGTAGCAAATAATGTAACTATAACTAATTATTCATTAGAACAATGTGTTGGAACAAAGCCTTTTAACGGCGCATCAAATGCAACACATGTTGATGATTTAGATAGCACTGTAGAATTTTTAGGTGCTAATACAGGTGGATCTCACGGCGATAAAGTATACGAAATGTCAGACGCAGACATTGCGGCCGGCCCTGTTATTGCTAGGTGTAATGCATATTTTACTTCAGCATCAAATACTGTTGGTTCTTATCATATTGGAACTGCTGTGGGAGATTCAGATACTGGTTCTTGGCATGATGAAACATGGTATACAGATACAGTAATAACATCGTCAGGTTCAGCAAACGTTGCATATCATCTTTATAGAAAAGAATCAGGAGCGGTTAGAGGATGGTCAACTTCAAGATCTTTATCAAATGCTAATACAGAAGCAAGAGCCTCAAATTCTGTTACACATTGGACTGGTGCTAATGCTGACTATATTGCTGTAGGAAATTATCCACGTGCAGCAACGGATGAGGTAATATACTTACCAATTTATAATCAAGGTAATAATCAAGCTAAAGAATCAAATACTGTTCAAGCCTATGGACATTCTGCAACTTTACAAAATACTGCAGATGATGCTGGTATACATTTGCATTGGATTAAACATTTATTGATATCAAATGCTGGTGAATATAGTTTAGTAACAGGTAATACAGCTCCTGGAATTGGTACATGGTCATTTTGTGGTAATGTATATGATAAAGTTACAACAGTTGGGGATGTAATATATTCTCAAGGATATGAAGGAATTTATTCTGCAGCATATGAAGGCATTTATTCATTAGGATATGAAGGCATTTATTCATCCGGATTTCAAGGTGGATATGCTGGTGGATATGCTGGTGGATATGCTGGTGGATATGCTGGTGGTTACGCCGGTGGATACACTCAAACTTATGGATCTATGGCTGAGTCTCCAAACCCACGGACTTCCTCAGAAGGTCCTACATACTCTGGAACTTATTCAGGCACTTATTCTGGAACGTATTCAGGCACTTATTCTGGAACGTATTCAGGCATATTTTCGGCTGGCTTTATTGGAATTTATAGTAATCAATATGGTGGAATATATTCTGGACAATATGCTGGATTCTATAGTAATCAATATACTGGAGTAACGGTATTTTCTACTTTAGAAACACAAAATTATAGTCTTTGGAAAAGACACGCCTAAATATAACTAATAACATATTATGAAGAGGAATTATGGCAGAAACTGCAGAAGTCGCTGAATCCACCGAGTGGAGTCACGATACAATGATTGAAGGACTATGGCGCTCTGGTGATAAACAAGAAGTTTCCATTTTATATGAACGAGAAGATAAATCTCGATATTCCGGACAAGCAGAAGAAGGAACAAAAGAATGGAAAGATTTCTTTTTTAAATTCACTACCGAACAAGTAGACTCTTTTACAGATGCACATCGTGCTCAAAGAGAAGCCCACGGGCCAAGGCCTGATCATCAAAAACAAATTCAAAAAAGAGAAGACAAACAAGCAGTTGAAAGGAAAAAAGCAGCTGATGAATTAGAATCTCTTTTTCGTGCAAAATTAGAAGCTTTTGAAATACCAGAAGTTAGAGACAGTGAAAATCGAGATTTAAGATCTCGTATTAGAAAATCTAAATCATTAACAGAAATTTCTGCGTTAGTTGCTTCACTCATTACTCTATCTATTATCAGGGTAACCTTAAAAGCAGAAGACCTTTTAGATGAAACACCAGAAGTAAAAGAAACTTCTGGAACAATTGAAGAAGTTGCTAATGAGGTTCCTAAGGATGAGAACTGATGAAGGTTTTTTATTAGTAGCTACTAACCATAAACCGTATCACACTGCTGCACAACAGTTAGCTGATAGTTTAAAAGAATTTGCACCTGAACATCCGGTAATACTTTTCACAGAAGATAAATGGGTAGATTGTCCTGGAAATCATATTTTTGATGAAGTCCATGGAGGTATGCCTAGTTCTAATCGCGCTAAATTACTAGCATTAAAAGATACTCCTTTCGATATTACATGTTATTTAGATTCTGATATGGTATGTGTTCATCCGGATGCACCTTTAATTTTTAAAGGTTTAAAAGATGGATATGATATGGCGTGGACTAAAATTAGAACATATGCCGCAGCTATGGTTTGGTGGGATAAAAAACAATTAAAAGTCCCACATGGTGGAATGTGCTTATATAGAAAATCAGATAAAATGATTTCTTTTATGGAACAATGGTGGGAAAATTGGTGTTGGAAAAAGAATCAAGTAGCAGAATGGGACGAAAGATGGAATGGCAAATATCCTTATTGGGAAACCAGAGGATGGGATCAGTTTCCTTTACATTTAATGATGGGCGCTATTAGACAAGATGATCCATGGTATAGACCTGATATAAAATGGCATTGGGTTTATGGCGGCGATCCACCCTGTACACCTGAAACAGATGATTGGAATGATGGAAGTGATTCAAGGTGGAATTGGATTATTGGATACCATCATGATAGGGAAAATATGAAACCAGAAGATATAGTATTTCGCGATTATTCGTGTTTATTATTTAAAAGTCAATATCAAAATGGAAGAGTATGAAACATACAGAACATATTACTAATTTTTGTAATGATCCAGATATTTTAAATATTTTAGAAGAACTTGGTGAATATTTAGACGGTTTAGATTTAGATGCAATGAAACTTCGACCAGGGCGTCAAAATAAACCTGAAATGAATGCTGTCATTTCAGATAATTATTTAAGTACATTTAGAAAAACAGTTAGGCCAGGACCTCCTTGGCATCAAAAAATAGTAGATCTTCTATTAGATTTAAAACAAAGAAAACGTAATACAAAAGTAGCAGACCTGGCAACTGCTTTAGGAAAAAGAATAGGAGCAAGAAAACAGGCTCTCAGTGCAATATATCCTCCAGGTGGCTATGTTGGGTGGCATACTAATGCAGATGTTCCGGGTAGAAATTTATTATTTACTTGGTCTCAAAAAGGTGAAGGTGTTTTAAGATATAAGAATCATACAAAAGGATTCTCTTTTGATATACCTGATCACAAAGGTTGGAATATAAAATCATTTGATTGGTTTAGTCATGGTCAATCTGAAAAGGAAGGATATACATGGCATGCTGCAGGATCAAATTGTTTAAGAGCAACCCTTGCTTTTGTTATTCATAATAATCCAATGTCCAACGAAATGTTAGAGGATGACTTCAATTTAACATCTTGGAGTCCGGGTTGCTTTATAAGTGATACTGATTTAAAATATGAATCTAAGTGGTGGGAGAATACTAAAGATAGTATTATCAATTATGAATTAAGTGATGAATTAATAAGTGAACTTGAAACAAGCCCTTCAGGTGTAAAATATGGTCCTCGATAAGAAATCCCCTTATATAAGAATTCAAAGTGGATGGTTTAAAAAGAATAAAGATAAGATTATTAAAGAATTTGAACCTTTAGTTGAAGAAGGAACGACTGTAGGTGGAAATAAAAACGAAAAAAGAAAATCAGATGTTCATCTTTTTGATATTTGGAGATTAGAATTAACTGATTTTAAAAAAGTTATTATTTTTAAAGTTAAAGAGATATTTACTACAGAAAATAAAAATTATGGATTTGATTTAGATTATTCTACTGTAAATATTCAATTTACTAGATATCAAAAAGATGATTTTTATGAATGGCATGCAGATGATGATTTACTGAATACACATATAAAAACACATAGTATAAGAAAATTAAGTATGGCAATGCCTTTAAATATTGGTGAATTTGAAGGTGGTGAATTTGAAATTAAATTATCCCCAAGTGAAAATGCAAAAACAAGAAAAATACCTATAGAGCCTGGAAATATAATAGTATTTCCTAGTTTCTTAGAGCATAGAGTCCTCCCAATAACCTCAAATACACGTTATTCTTTAGTGGCGTGGATCTCAGGACCTCCATGGAGATAAATACAATATATGTAGACAGAAAATGTATTGTAGGATATGAACCATGGCAAAACCGCAAACTCGCGAACAATTAAAACAATACTGCCTCAGAAGTTTAGGTCACCCAGTTATAGAAGTTAATGTTGATGACGATCAATTAGAAGATCGCATTGACGAAGCTTTACAAGTCTGGAATGACTATCATTATGATGGGTCGGAAAAAATTTATTTAAAACATCAAGTTACATCAGATGATATTACTAACGAATATATTACCGTTGGGGAATCAACTATAAGTATAATCAAAGTACATCCTATTGATTCAACAACAGGAAACATTAATATGTTTGATGTGAGATATCAATTAAGATTAAATGATATATTTGATTTGAGTAAACAGCAGCTTTCAGGATATACTATGGCTATGCAACACTTGAGTTTAATAGAAAATTTATTTAATCAATCTCCTTCTTTCAGATTTAATAGACATACAGATAAAGTTTATCTTGATGTTGATTGGGATAAAGAATTGGTTGTTGGAAAATACTTATTATTTGAATGTTATAAATCCGTAGACCCAGAAGAATTGACCGATGCATATAATGATCTTTGGCTAAAAAAATATATATCTTCATTATTTAAAAGACAATGGGGATCTAATCTATTAAAATATGAAGGTATGCAATTACCCGGTGGCACTACATTAAATGGTAGACAAATTTTTGATGATGCAACAACTGAATTACAAATGTTGGATGATGAAATCTTTACGAAGTATCAATTACCTGACGACTTTATGGTAGGATAAAATGAAAAAATTTAAAACTTTTATAGAAAAACCTGAATTCTGTAATGTGCCCGGCGGAGTTAAAAGTCCAGCTCTTGCAGCGAAGTGTGCGGAACCAGAAAAGAAAAAACCGGCACCTCAACAAGCTGATATTAGATCAAAAGCTTTGAAGGATAAAAAAGATAAGTGGAAAAAATTAGGTTTATCTACTCAAGAACAAGCTGAATTAATTGCAAAATATACCAAACATTCGGAAATTGCTGGATGAAAACGTTTCAAGAATATATTGATGAAGATATCAATTTGCCCATAGAAGTTGGAGATATTGTTCTCGGTGGGAAATTTAAAAATAGAAGAATAGAAGTAAAAGATATCGGAAAAAATGAAAAGGGTGATATTACTATTAATGGAAAATCAATTCTCAGGATCAGAATAACAGACGAAAAGGCTGACGATGCCGACGAGTAATTATTTTCAAAAATTTGATCATAATAATGAACAAAATCTTCTTCAAGATTTAATGGTGGAGTCTATTCAAATTTTTGGACATGATGTATCTTATTTGCCCAGAACAAAAAATAACGTAGATAACATATATGGTGAAGATCCAACTTCATCTTTTGAATCAGCTTATCCTATAGAAATGTATATTAAGAATACTGATGGATTTGAAGGCGAAGGTGCATTTGTTGGTAGATTTGGATTAGAAATCAGAGAACAAATAACATTTACTGTTGCAAGACGTACTTGAGATGGACAAGGAATATCTGATAGACCTTTAGAAGGCGATTTAATTTGGATGCCTCTAACAAGTAAGTTATTTGAAATACAATTTGTTGAGCACCAGGCTGTCTTTTATCAAATGGGAAAACTTCCTGTTTATGATTTATCTTGTGAATTGTTTGAGTATAGTGATGAAGATATTGATACAGGTATAGCAGCAATAGATAAAGTAGAAGTTGAAAATGCTTATTCAGTAGAATATGTATATTCCGCTAATTCGGGTGTTTTTACAACTGATGAAACTGTTACAGGAACTCTTTCAGGAGCAACGGCAGTAGTATTACAAACATCAACTTCAGGTTCAGATAGTATTATAAGGTTAACAAATATTGTTGGTACTTTTAGTGCAACGGAACAAATTACAGGTGGCACTTCAGGCACGACAGCTAATTTAGGTGCAACTGCAACGGAGTTTGCAGGTGACAGTACTGCTAATAATAAAACAATACAGACGACAGCAGATGGCATTATAGATTTTAGTGAAGGAAATCCATTTAGTGAAGGAAGTTTTTAATGTTAGGACAATATTGGTATCACGGATTAACAAGAAAATATGTTTCTATATTTGGAACCATTTTTAACGACATCTATTTAAAGCGTAAGAATGCTTCTGATGAATTTGTCGAAACATTAAAAGTTCCCTTAGCATACGGTCCGAAACAAAAATTTATGACTAGGATCTCGGGCGATGCTAATCTAGACAAAAAGGTGGGGATGCAACTGCCGAGGATGGGCTTCGAGATGACTTCCATGTCATACAGTCCCGAGAGAATGTTGCATCCCCTTAACCAACAAAAATCAATGTGGAAGGGTCAAATTGGAGTAGTTAAAAGTCCAGTACCATATGATTACGCTTTCACATTGTCAGTGTTTGTAAAAAATGCGGATGACGGAACACAAATAATTGAACAGATAGTACCGTTTTTTCAACCCGATTTTACAGTAACTATAAATGCACTTCCAACAATGGGAATCAAGTTAGATGTTCCTATTATTTTAAATGGTGTTAATATTGAAGATTCATATGAAGGTGATTATCAAACACGAAGAGCAATAGTTTGGACATTAGATTTTACAGTTAAGGGTTTTCTTTATCCGAATATTAAAGGTAAAGGATTTGGTGACGGTAGTGATGATCAGGCAACAGCATTAATACGCACATCAATTATCAATTTTCATATAATGCCGTATAGAGATCCAGGCTCGGTAGACGCCGAAAGAATTTTATTAGAATCAGATACAGGGTTTGGAAAAGGTAGGGATGAAATATTAAATGAAGATGATTCCAAAATGTTATTAGAAACAACTAGAACAGATATTAATGCAACATTAGTAAAATCAAGATTTACATCTAAAGTACCTATAGATGTACCAGCTGGCGATGATTATTATGAACCAACAGAAACAAGAGATTTCTTTGCAGAAGGTCTTGAATGGGATCCAGCTACAGGTACTGATACAATGGGTGGTACATTAGATATAAACGCATTCGGTAATTCAAACAAATGATTAAAGATAAAATGGAAACTATTGAAAATATTGATAAGCAGGTTGACCCTAAAACGGTTGATACAAAATTAGATGAGGTATTTGAGATTACACCAACATCTAAAAATGAACCTGTTGTATATAAAAAACCAGAAGTGAATGATGATGGAATGGATACTGATTTTCAGTATGCACGAGAAAATATATATAATGTGATAGAGAGAGGGTCTGACGCCATGGAGGGCTTACTTGAAGTAGCTAGGGAAACAGAACACCCGAGAGCATACGAAGTAGTAGGTCAGTTAGTTGATAAGTTAACAAATGCAAATAAAGAGTTAATGGGATTACATAAAACAAAAAAAAGCATGTCAGATGAAGTCGTAAGGTCACCTCAAAATGTTACTAACGCACTATTTGTAGGGAGTACAGCTGATCTTCAGAAGATGCTGAAACAGAAATCTAAGGAGGCGTAAGCGTGGAATCGCTATTCAGTGCGGTAAATATAACAATGTTTGGGATTATATTATTTTCCTCATTGTTCATATTTCTATTCAACTACAGACACGATAATAAAGACAAGTATCAGGGCAAGTATTCTCTAATTGTATTTGATCTTTTCATTAACATGGGTATGTCAATTACTGGTTATATTTTAGTATGGCTAGTATTTGAAAACGTTCCACAATTAGCTCCATTTAACACTTATAGATTTCCAGTAGGATATATGTTTGGTTTGACTTCTAATATAAGCATTCCAATTGTTTTGAAGTGGTTTACATCACAAATCACTAAAAAGTTAAATGAAGCAGTGAAGAAAGGAGTATAATGGCGGTAAAACCTAAACAAACTACTGCTCCTGAAGAAGTTGCGGACGAACATGTCGAGGTAATGGAATTAGAACCAGTAAAAGCCATTGAAATAGAAACTAAAAATCTAGTAGCATCAAGTAGAATATTCATATACACTATAATAGGATTACTGGCATATTTAATTTTCTTAGTAATACCAGATATTTCCGAGAAGGTTACATGGGTGGAAAAGGATCTTAATTCTGTATTAGTACAATCAGAAAGATTCAAAAAATCCACCAGAGTATTTGCAAGAGATAATCAATGTGCATCTTGTCACTTAGAGCCTGATTATCTTCTTCATAATCTCTTAACGAAGTATCCTAGTTTTTCAGATATTAAATCATTTATGTCTGTAGGACATCAACGATATTATACAATGACTCAACCTATATCAGATGCTGAACTCTTAGCAATTTATAGGACTTTACAATGATCATGGTTGGCAAACTTCTTGCATTTTTAATATTTTTAGTTATATCAGCATATCCCGGTAAAGCCAAAGATTCTCCTCATGATCGTACTGGCGCAGTAGTTAGCAAAATAAAACAAATAGAATACATTCCAACATATGGATCAACGTTTAAAAGAGTAAAAGAACGTGGTCATATAATATGTGGTGCCAAAGATTCTATGCCAGGTTTTGGAGAAGAGCTTTGGGATGCAGAAACAGGCGTATTAAAATTTCAGGGCTTTGATATAGATATTTGTAGGGCAATTGCTACTGCAGTATTCGGAGATAAGGAAAAGGTTGAATATGAAATAATAGATGGTAAAACAAGATTTAGTTATTTAATAGATGGAACGGTTGATGTGGTATCGGCTACTGTTACATACACATATACTAGAAATGTTCTTAAAAAATTAGAGTTCATGCCCACTACATATTATGATGGACAAGGATTTATTGTTCGAAAGACTCTTGGTGTATCATCTGCAAAGCAAATGGATGGTGCAAGAATATGTTATAGTTCAACCGGAACTGCCGCAAAAAATACTAAGGATTTTTTTACAAAACATTTTCTTAATTATGTTCCAGTTGTGGTGCCAGTTGGAGAAAAATCTAAAGATTATTACTTAGATCGTAAATGTGATATGTATGGCACAGATCGCTCCGGTTTAGCATCTAATAGAATTGGTTTTAAAAATCCGGAACAACATGTGATCCTTCCAGAAATTATTTCAAAAGAACCTCTTGGTCCAGTAGTAAAATATGGAGATCAACAATGGTCTGATATTGTAAGGTGGACAATATATGTTCTGTTCATTGCAGAAGAAATGGGATTAAATTCAAATAATATATCTAAATTTAAAAATAATATAGATCCAAGTATACAACGATTTATGGGCGAATTAAATGGTAATGATCATCCTCATCTAGGGGCTAAATTAGGATTAGATGCTACATGGGCATATGAAGTTATTAAACAAGTTGGAAATTATAAAGAAATATATGAAAGAAATCTTGGTGAAAATACACCTCTAGCTCTTAAACGTGGGCTAAATAAATTGTACACTGAAGGTGGTTTATTATATGCACCTCCATTAAAATAGGGAAAAAATGCCAGATGAATTAGTCGATAAAATGTCAAATGAAATAGCCGCAGCAGAAGATAACTTACGAATATGGACAGAAAAATATGAAATGGAAGTTAGGCGTGAAGCAGTGACTGCACAAGCGGATGCAAAGATGGCACTTGACGCGGCAAAAATAAGATTAGAGAAGTTGACAGCACAATATAAACCAGAATATTTAACTAGGTTTGAAGCACTTCCAGTTCCACCAAAGTTTAAGCCACCATTGCCTGTAATACCAGAAGAAATTAAAAAAGAAATTCTACCAAAGGTAACCAGAAGTAAGAAGAAAAAGAAAAAGTGAGTTAATAAAA